AATCTTCAAATTCGATGACGCCATCTTTTAAGACTCTGTCGTAAAGCCTCCTCTGTTCTGAGTTCAAATAAATACCATAAACTTTATAGATCTTTTCTGGCAGGTCCATGCACTCCGACTTAAGCCTCCGGTATGAGTGCGGGAGGATCCGATCGGCCAGGTCGTCGAGCCGAACATACTCGATCAGCGTCTCGTACTCCCACGCCTTACCTCCCGGCTTGCTCGCCATCGACTTCTGCCATCGGCCGTAGTTGTTTTTGAACGCGTAGAACGAGTAGAAGCCGAGGATCGAGTAGTCAAGAAAACCCATCTGAGCATACAGGTCGAACGGAGATTGAGTGACTGGGGTCCCCGTCAGAATCCTCTTGTACTTGGCGCGCTTTCCTAAGGCGATGATCCTCTTCGTCCTCGCCGCCCCAGGAGTCTTAATTCGATTAGATTCATCGACGGCGACGAGGGCGAGAAATCTCTCGAGAAATTTCTTTGATATCTCCACGATCTCGCAAGGCGCGCTGTATGCCTCCACGTTTACCGCGAGGATCCTAAGCTCCCTCTCCCTGACCGTGGGATAAAAGAGGCGGTGAATTTGATCTTGAAACTTCTTCGTCTTCGTCCTGCCCGCGAAATATTCCACGGCGTAGTACGGGCAGTCCAGGTGCTTTGGAATCTCTTGACGCACCCAATTTGAGTGGACGCCATTCGGGGCGATGATCAAGAAAGCTTCGATCCTCTTCTTCTTGAACAAGGCTTCTGCAGTCTCAAGGATGATCCTCGTTTTTCCTAGACCCTGCTCCAAAAACAAGGCGAAATTATTCTTCTCCCAAGACAGGTCGAAGCATTCTCTCTGGTGCTTAAACGGCTCCGTCTTCAAGCAGCGCCTCCCTTATAAAATCTTTGACGGCGGCGGGATCCACGGCGCCCCAATTTCTCCGCCCCTCCATCGAGCTTAAATAACTGCGGAGAAGCCGAGCCCTCCTTGCGCGGCCGTTCTCGTTTCGCGGGTTCCACCACTGGCCTATGCTCTTTAAATAACTCACCTCATCCGCCGTCGTGTGCAGGCTTCTCTTGATCATAATCTCCTCCGTAGTTTGGGCAGCGCACGATCACCTCATCCCAAAAAGCACCGCGACTTGAAGCACGCTGGCCCCGACCCAATATAAAGCCTTCACCCAATCTTTTTCGAAGAGGCAGACGACCGCGATCGCGGCGTACTCGAGCAGCAGGATCGCCATAAGGACGCGGCTCACGCTCATCAGAACTCCACCCCTTTCATAATGACTTCGGCAGCCAAAAACCAAAATAATTTTCTTAGGATCATATCAGCCCCTTCTCTCTTGCGAGCCACTCGGGCACCTCCACTATGGAAGACCACCTTCGGAAATCGACCTGACCTTTTGGGAGCCAGAGCTTCTTGCCGTCAACCAGGACGCAGACGGACGTCCCGCGCTCCTCGATCAATTCGTCAAATTTAACTTCAACCATCCCGCTCGAAATTATCCAACGCACAATTTTTCTCCATCTTCCGGCAGCAGCCCTCCAGGAGAATTATACCTCGCGCTAAGCTAAAGATCGCCCTCAAATACTCGTGGTAACTCATATCAGCCCCTTTTCTCTCGCGAGCCACTCCTGGACCTCGCATGACCCGTCCGCGAAAAAATTCCTGACCTGCGACTTTGGGAGCCATATTTCCTTCCCACCCACTTCTACCAAGTAGGCGCTCTCCGTCTGACTTCGATATTGGTCGAAGAAGATTTCCACCCAAGTTCCCCTGGATCCCTCGTCGCGCTTAAAGCCAACCCTATGCTCCGCCATCCTGCGCCTCAACTCTTCAACACTTTCTTCACGACCGACTCGTTTGACGTGCCGCACCTCTTGCAGATGAAGGAGATGGATCCAAGCTCCGGCTTAGTCCGATGGCTTGCGCTCGAGATCTCAACCCATTCTCCACAGCCTGAGCACCAGACGACTCTAATCCTCCTCTTTTTCTTCATGCCTTCCCCCCGTTGAAAATCGTGAAAGTTCTCATCTCTTTAGAACCGCCGGCCTCAACCCTAAACGAAGCGGCGCTCATGAAATTGAGCTTCGCCTCCGCAAGGAACCCCCTCCAATTCACCGACGGGATCAGGTGGTCTTTTCGGATGCTAACCCGATAGCCCTCACCAGAGAAGCTTGGGAGCATCCCAACCTGGCCCGTCTCTTCATTGTAGAAGAGGCGGAGGTTAGGCGCCGAGCCAAGCTCAACCTTCCAAAACTCCACGGAAAATCGGAGCGCAGATTTTGAGGCATAAACGCAGTCTGGAAACATGCTCCTTTTAAGCAAGCGCTTTCTACGAAATTCTATGAATGGCATATTGCTCTCCTTTTCTAACAAGCTTATTCTCTCGCGTTATTGCGCAATCTCCAATCGTCCGCCCGCAGAATTTTAAGCACCTCATCTACCCCGCCATAGTAGCGGACCATGCTCCTCAGAATTTTTTGGTCCTGGCCTTTTTCTCTGAGCTCCCTTTTCAGAGCTCTTTGCCGGATGCGCCCCCTTATATTATCCGGAGAAAATGCGCTCCCATCTTCTTCCGCAAGCTTTATCCTAGAATCTCGCCTCCGCTTTTTCGCCTCTTCATAGCGCCCCATCTGCCTTTGATAAGACTCAGTTCTCCCCCTCTCTTCTCCCGATATGAGAAGCACCTTTGAAAACATCCCGCAAGACCCGCCGCAAGTCCAGGCGTTCTTCTCGCCGTCGGAGGAGAAAAACTTGAGGCAGCCGCCGCACTTCCTGCACCGGCGCTGGCGGAGATTATTTGGAAGAATGTGGACTTGCCCTTTAAAAACGCCCTGGTATTCGTATGGCATGCCTCCTTTATACACCCCTTTGAACCAAATGTAAATACTTTTTTTTCGGGAGATCGAAAAAGTAGCGGAGGAGAAATTCGCTTGCCTCGGCATCGGATGTGCGTTTCCAGTCGACAGCGGTATTATGTTATAACTCTTGGATATCATTGATAATTTTTGAATGGCATCAAGGAGGATCGGCCACCCCTTTGTATAAGGATGCCGTTGCTGGGGTTTAAACCCCATGAATTTATTTATAAAATTTTGAGGCATCACGCAACCTATAAGAGGAGGTATTTCAATCGAGATGAAAAAAAAAATTTCAATTCGATTAAAAATGGCACCAGTGATGCTTACCGATGCAGAATAAAAATATTTAATTATATTAATCAATTACCAGATAGGTTCGTATAAATAATCTGCATCGGCACTTTGTCGGTTTTTTTAGGTTTACATTAGATGTAAGGCAGAGTGAATAAGATCCTTAGCACCTACGCGAAGGCGTTGTATAATTATATGCTTTCTTCTACCTGTAAATACTCCTATTATAGGCGCGGGAAAAGGGTTTACATTTGGTTATTAGCAAGGTCACGCTGATTATTTATTTTACTTTAGGTATCCATTGTGATACATGGGATGGAAAGGAATGAACGATGGCGCAGCCAGTTAAAGGGAGAAGAGGAGATTTTCAAAAGAGACCTTGCAAAAGAGTTCATTTTAAATCTAAAGAGTTTAGAGATAAGCTGTATGAACACCTATTAATCACCGCCGGGAATGTTACTAAAACCTGTCTTTTAATGAACCTGAACCGTGTCGCTCTTTATAAATCTCTTGAAAATGATAAAGAATTTAAAAAAGAATTTGATAAGGTTAGAGATGCGGCTATGGACACCGCCGAAAGCGAGGCGATTCGTCGAGGAGTAGATGGCGTCAACAAACCCATATTCTATTTGGGGGAAGTCGTCGGCTATGAGCGGGTTTATTCCGACCACCTTCTTGCGAGGCTGTTGAGCGCGTATCGAAGAAATTGGAGAACGACTACTTCTGAGTTGAGTGGCCTCGATGGAGAGCCGATCAAATTGATCGTCGAATATGAAGGAGATGGGAATGGGGCTGGAGTTAAGAGTTCGCCTTCCAAAGCCGCACCTTAAGCAACTTCCATTTTTAAGGACGGTTGTGAAGCGGAAGATCGTTCGCGCCGGCAGAAGAGGCGGGAAGACCGTTGGAGTTGCGATCCTTGCGGTAGAAGAATTTCTTCGGGGAAGAAGAGTTCTTTATGCGGCTCCAACTTCGGAGCAGATTGGAAGATTCTGGAAGACGGTCTCGAAAGCTCTTTGGGAGCCGATAGAGAAAAAGGCTCTGTATAAAAATGAGTCGGAGCATATCATCGAGGTTCCTAGAACTGAGAATCGGATCAGAGCAAAGACGGCGTGGAACGCGGACACTCTTCGGGGAGATTACGCCGACGTCCTTATCCTTGATGAATGGCAACTGATGGACGAGGACGCGTGGAACCATGTCGGAGCTCCGATGCTCCTCGACAACGACGGCGACGCGATCTTTATATACACTCCTCCGAGCCTCCACAGCAGAAGCGCAAGCAAAGCAAAGGATCCTCAGCATGCGGCAAAGATGTACGCGAAAGCCTTGCAGGATAAATCGGGTCGATGGGCCGCTTTCCACTTCACCTCGCATGACAACCCTCACATAAGCAAGGATGCGTTATCCGAAATAACTCACGACATGACTTCTCTCTCTTATCGGATGGAGATCTTAGCCGAGGACGTCAACGAATCTCCTGGCGCCTTGTGGAAGAGGGACGCCATCGACAAAGGCCGCGTCATCGCGGCGCCTCCTCTTACGAGGATCGTCGTGGGAGTGGATCCTTCGGCAACGAGCACGGGGGATGAGGCGGGGATCGTGGTCGGAGGCCTTTGCAAAGGAGAAGGCTACATCCTCGCCGATGAGTCCGTTCAGGGAAGCCCGCTAACGTGGGCTACGGCGGCGATCACGGCTTACCACAAGTTTAAAGCAGATCGAATCATCGCGGAAGCGAACCAGGGCGGAGAGATGGTGTCTCTCACCATCGCTCAGGTCGACGAGAAAGTTCCCGTGGAATTGGTGCACGCGAGCAGAGGGAAGCAGACGAGGGCGGAGCCGATCGCCGCACAGTATGAGCAGGGGAGAGTTCACCACGTTGGAAAGTTCGAGGCGCTTGAAGATGAGATGTGCCTCTGGATCCCCGGCGATCCGTCGCCAAATAGAATGGACGCCATGGTCTGGGCGCTGACTGAGTTGATGCTTTCATCCGACCCAGGATTCTTCTTCGTCGGGAAAGAAAAGAGGGCAACGGCATGATTTTTGTAGACAAGGTTCTTTCGAAGTTTGGCCTCATGAGAGAATCGGAGGCGAAGGCTAAAACGAACGCTTTAGTTAGTTCATACGTCTCGGCTCGCGGGTCAACCGCCCTGATGCCTGAAAAACAGTACAGCCAGCTCGTCGATGCTTATCGGTCGTGGGTTTATACCTGCATCGACAAGATCGCGAAATCGGTCGCGATGGTTCCTTTGAGGCTCTTCGTCTATCGGCGCAAAGGCGTGAAGGTGGTCGACCTCTCATGGCGATCTAGTTATAAGGCCTTGCCTAAAAACGGGGAGCGAAAATATTTTCTTAAGGAGATGGGCCTCGAAAGAGAAGAGATCTTTGACCACCCGTTCTTGACTCTGATAAATCACCCGAATTCTTTTATGACTCGATTCATGCTTTGGTATGAGACGATGATTCGGTTGGAGCTTGGAGGATTGTGCGGGTGGCTGAAAGTTATGAACGGCCTCAGAATCCCAAGCCAAATCTGGCCGCTCCCTCTCACGAAGTACGCGCGCCTCGTTCCGAAGGTCTCATCGAAGTTAGATCTTGAATATTGGGACTATCGGGACGGCGAAGTGGCGCAGCAGTTTAAGCCGGATGAAGTCTTGTTGATTAAATACCCCAACCCCGCTTCTCCGTTCATGCCGATGTCTCCGTTAATGGCTCAGGCCTATCCTTATGATATTGACCTTTTTCTTATGGAGCAGCAGAAGGCTCTCTTTGAACACGGAGCAATGCCGGGGCTTCATCTAACAACGGAGCAAAAGCTCGGGACAGAGCAGGTGAAGGAGCTGAAGGAATTGATCGACTCCCAATTTGCTGGCGCCGTTAAGTCGGGGGAAACTTTAATCACGCACTCGGGGCTTAAGGCCGAGAAGCTTGGCATGACGGGCAGGGAAGCCATGATAAAGGAAGTCGCGCGTTACGCGCGCGATAAGCTTATCACAGGTTTTGACTTGTCTCCCGGGAAGCTTGGGTTGGTCGAGGACGTCAATCGAGCAAATATGGAGGCGCTGAACGAGACGTTTATTCTCGAGTGCCTTCTCCCGCGGTGCATGATGATTGAAGAAGTTATGGAAACATTTTTTCTTCCGACCTACGACGAGGGGTTGACCTGCGACTTCGATCTCCCCGACTATGGCGACAAAGCGATTAGAATTTTGGAGAGGCAGTCCAACCTCAACACGCTTTATTCGTCGATCAATGAGGAAAGGGCTTTGGAGGGGAGGGAGCCAGTTCCTTGGGGCGATAAGCCTTGGGTCTCGTTCACGATGACCCAGGTTGGAGCAACTCCACCAACTTCCGCGCCTCCCGCTAAATTATTTAAGGCGATGGACAATGATTTTTGGACGGATGAGAAGAAGAATATTGCCTGGAAACTTTTCGTGCAGCGGTCGGAAGTTCTTGAGAGAATTCTCATCGAGCCACTTAGGACTTACTTCAACTTACAAAGGGAAGAAGTCATCGGTCGGCTCAGCGAGCGAGGCAAGGCCGTCGTTGGCCAATATAGCGGGTGGTCGCGGGCGAGGGTGGAAGCGCATCTTAAGGAGAATAAAACGGTTCAAGATATCAACATCAACAAAAAGATTGAGCAGGAGCGGATCAAGCAACTCGCCTTACCATTGATTCGGGAGATCATGAAAAAGACGGGGGACGCCCGAATTCATGACCTGTTAGAATCAATCAAGGTTGCCGTTGACTTCAACGTCAACGATCCCGCCGTTTTGAAGTGGCTTGGAGGTCGGATGCGTCAGTTTTCTAGCGAGGTCACGGGGACCACCTTCGACGACATTGAGGCAATCCTGCGCCAAGGCTTCACGGAAGGACAACCGGTAGTCGCCATTGCTCAGACTCTTGCTGAGAAGTTTGAATCCTATGATAAGTATCGGGCTCCGCTAATCGCGAGGACCGAGACGATTGCCGCGATGAACCAAGCCGATCTTGAATCAGTTAGCCAAACGGGGCTTGAGGACCAACTCCTTAAACACTGGCTAACGGCGGGAGATGAAAGAGTTAGAGAATCTCACCAGCTCGCCGGCCAAGTTTATTTGGACGGGATCGAGATGGACGAGGATTTTAAGGTTGGGGCAGATCAGATGTCGGCGCCGGGAGACGGCAAGTTGGCGGAGGAGAACATCAACTGCCGCTGCACGCTTTATTATACGGAGAAGAGCGAGTGAGAATAGTTGGGATAGGCGGAGCGGTCATCAAGACCGCGTGGGAAGAGATTAAGGAGGTTGCTCGAAGAGGGTGGATCGACGTGCTGATTCATAACGGAGGTTCCTTGTTTCACGACTTTCAGCGAGCAATGGATTCGAGTTTGGGAGATGAACACTCCTATCCGCTTTCCCAACTGATGGAAGATTATTCCGTGAACGAATCAGCATCAAAAATGGTTTGGTCATGGCTCAGAGGAGAAGCCAAGGCGCCGGAAGAATCCCTCACTCAAATATGTGAAGATCGAGAAACAGATGTTTTAATGTTCACCGTTCCTGGAGCGGACTTCTGGCACTTGTTTGATAGAGGCTGGGAGCTTTTAGGCGGTCGAATGTCGGAAGACTTCTTCGTACTTTGCAATCGAATGCAAGATCCGTTTCACTTCATTTGCATGGGGTCGGCGGTCATCATGCCAGAAATTTTCATGAAGGCGCTGGCCGTGGTTAGGCCAAAAGATTTTAGAGCGGACGTTGTAGATTTCTTTGATGCATATCGGCCCAGGACCAGGGTTGCTAAATATGGAAAATATTATCAGATGGAGCACAGGGAATTTTTAACGGAGATTTTGAAGAGAAATTTTTGGTCTTTCTAACTTTGATAAGGAGGCAGAGAAATGGAGAAGGAATATAAGGTCTTTGAGGCCGAGGTCAAGGAATCAAGCGAGAAGGATCTAACCGTCGTTCACTTCATATCGACCGAAAGGCGAGATCGTGGGCGTGATATCCTTTACGCCAATGGGATGAAGATGGAGGGACGACCCGTAGTTTTATTTCAGCACGGGTTCAACGACGCGATAGGTTCGGAGCCGATCGCCAAGCCGCTGTGGATCAAGCCCGGAGAATTTAAGAATCGGAAGGGCATTCAGGCTAAGACGCAGTTTTACCCCGACGATCTTGGCAAGCGCTTGTGGCAGAAGACCGTTGAAGGCTACATGCCGAATTGGTCGGTTGGCTGGCGCCCGCTTCGGCATGAGTTTAAAACTGAGAAAGATGGCGTTGAGATCCGTCATGTTTATGAGTGGGAGCTGCTTGAATATTCTTTGGTTGCCGTGCCGATGCAGCCGGACGCGCAGACCTTGCCTGGGAAGGAGGTCGAGCAAATTTATATTAAGATGCTTCCGGAGTTGGAAGAGAAGCGCGGAGAACTAATCGCATGGAAGAGGGACGATGACGCGTGGGAAGAGAAGCCTTACCCTAACGAGCACGCCTGCCGCCTCGAGGATCCTGGAAAGTATATCCGGATACGGAGGGAGAACGACAAGTTCGGCGCCGGCATACACGCCATCTGGGGAGTACAGGCGGGGAGCAAGCCGGTTGAGCTTCAGGCGATTCGGTTCTCATCGGATAAGTTCACGGCAGCTGAGGCGCGAGCGTGGCTGAAGAGCCACGACTACAAGTGCAAGATGTTTGAGCCAGCGACTGGGAAGTGTGAGGTTTGCGGCGAAGACGCTGTTTGGAAGTGGACGGACTTTGAGAAGGATGAGGGCGAATACACTTGCGAAACCTGTCGCAGGGCAAAGGACGAGTTAGATTTGGACAAAAAATTTAAGGAGGACTTCTTCGCTCAGGGGACGATGCTGAAATCCGCATTAGATGGGGTGGAGGAGCTTCGAACTTTATTTAAGTCGATGGGAGAACAGATCGGCGACCTCTCCGCTCGACTCTCCGCATTATCGGAGGCGGAGGAGAAGAGAGCGAAAGAGGCCGAGCGCCAACCATCCGAGCCAAGGACCGTGACGATCGTGAATGCCGAAGAGCAGCGGAAAGAGGTCTCAAAACAGATCACGGATGCTCTCTCCAGCACGATTGGCAAGGTCATCAAGGAAACGGTCAAGGAAGAATTTGACCGCGTCCGCGGAAAGGTAAAATAATTGCTTTAAAAAAATCTGAGAAGGAGGTAGCAAAAACATGGATCTTCAACTAACAGAAAAAGAAGGCAAGTTCACCTTAGATACGGCGGCCTTAGAAAAGGCCATCAAGGAAGGAACGATCGAGGCCGTTCGGGGTGAGATCAAGGTTGCTCTGGAAGCGGAAAAGAAAGCAATCTTTGACGTTGTAGATGGTCCCTTGTGGGAGAAAGAAGGCAAGTCCATCGTTGACACCAGATTCTTTAGCAAGAGTTTTGGTGGGTCAAGAACGGGAGACCCCATCTTAGACGGCAAGGAGTTGGCCATGAGGCTGGCGAGCTCGGGCGGACCTTTTCTCAGGCTCTCTCCAGCGATGGAGAAGTTTGCCGAATGCGTGAAGTTGGGATTTGACCCCAACAAACTTATTCTGAAAAGCATCAACATTCAAGACTATAACAAGGAGGTTGCTGATTGGAATAAAAAGGATACCGCGGCTGGTCTGACGACCACCGACGTTGGCGCTCTCGTGCCGATCGAATTCCTGGCCACGGTCATCGAGTTCGCGACTGCTCAGAGCATGATCCTTCCAAAACTTTGGAGAATCCCGATGGGCAGCCTTTCGATGAGAATCCCAACCTTGGCTCAGGCGGCTGGATCGTACTTCGGCGGGATTGTCCTCTATCACCCGGAAGAAGCATCGACGAAGGACAAAACGAAGCCTGAATTTAGCTACAAAACCTTTACGGCTAAGAAGTTGATTGGCCTCATCCCAATGTCGGATGAGGTGGTTATGGACAGCGCCATCAACCTCATCAACTATATCACCGGCCTCTTCGTCAGAGCATTTCAGTACACGACCGAGGGGGAAGTGGTTGCTGGAACCGGGTTGAATGGCCAGATGCTCGGAATTTTGAGCGATCCAGGAATTAATCTGGTGCCAAGGCAGGTCGTAGGAACTGTTAGGAGAGATGACGTGATCAACCTCGAGTCCGCTCTCGACGAAAATTTTCAGGACCTAACCTACCTCATCAGGAGGCTCACTTTGAACACGCTCAGAAAAGAGAAGACCACGACTGGGGCGCCGGTTTATTTTGAGTCCACGGTTGATGGCTTAGGCCGCCCCGCTCCGGGTCAGCTCAACGGATATCCCTTCATCAAGTCTCGGAACATTCCCGCTCTCGGGGTGCAGGGAGACATTACTCTCGGCGATCTCAGTTACTACATCTGGGCGCTTCGCCAAGACATGACCATCGATATGTCTAAGGAAAGATATTTCGAGTACGATCAAACCGCGCTGCGATTCGTCATGAGGCAGGACGGCGCTCCTGGCGTTCCGATCGCCTTTGCAGTGCTCGACAACGTTCCTGAGTCATGATCACAATCCTCCTAGCCCGCTGGCCCCGACGGTCTGAATATCGGGGCAAAATTAAAATGGGAGATTATGGTTTGTCCAAGGTGTGGGGCCTCTACTAATGATTATGGAATTTGGTTGGGTAACGATACCATTCGATGTATGGCATGTAAGATATGCTTTAATTTTAGAACAAATACTGGGTCAGATTCAATTAGTTTTTTCTCAATGCTTGGATTAGAGGATGACCATGAACAGCGAAGAAGTTAAGCGAACCTACGTGACCACCGACGATGGGTCAATGGTGAAGGTCGAATATCTCGAGGAGGCACTTCGAAAAGGTTATGGCTCAGGTGGATTTTATGATTTAGAAAAAGCCTTGATCGGGGAAGCCAAGGGCAAGTGGAAAATCTTGAGAAGAAAACCAGGTCAAGAATATGGCGACAAGATGATGAGGCCAAGCGGCCCGGCTCTGTGGGATTTGGGAGAAGGAACCTATGCGACAAAAGGCGTAAAAAAAAAGATGGTCGCCTGGGTTCAGGACTCCTCAATCCATGGCGGCGCGGAGATAAGCAATGAACTCGTTATTAAGGTGGGAGTTGATTGTGGGTTCAGCATCTCGGTGATTACGCCTAAAGTCGTGGACTTAGAATCTGAGTTCGAGAAGGCAGACCTCGTCATCTTTAATAACATTTGGGCCTTCAACCCTCTTCAGATGAAAGCCATCGACAAATTCGTTTCGCGTGGGATGAGGCCGTATGTAAAATATGAGCACGATCATCGAGAACTTGGTAGACTGGAGTTCTCGAGAAGGCTTTTTGCAAACTCAATCCTCAACGTTTTTCTATCGCCAATCCACTTAGATAATCACCGGCAAGTTCTCGGATGCAATGGGATCTGCCTTCCTCTTGCGATCGACGTCGACCTCTTTCACCTAATCCCGTCGGTCGAGAGAAAAGCCAACACGGCCCTGATATGCAATGTTCGAAATTTTAAATCATGGAAGAATCTTCAGGCCTACATCTCCGATCATCCTGAGATTGCGTTTACGGTCCTATCTAACGGAGGCGCTCCCGTGAGCGGGGGCAACGTTAAGGTATATCCGATGGTTCCCTATGAGAAGATGTCAGAAATTTACTCCACCCACCAATACCTGGTCCACATCCTTGACGGGTGGGGAGCAAATGAGCGGGTGGTTTGGGAGGCGTCTTTTTGCGGGTGCCAGATCGTGGCAAACAAGATGGTTGGAGCTCTGAGTTGGGGCAAAGAAGGATTCAACGTGAACCTAACTAACGGAACCGTCGTTCGGGAGTGGCTGGAGAAAGCGCCATATCTCTTTTGGCGCGAGATTGATGACCGAATGAAAAGAATTAATTCAATGAAGACGGTTCCCGAATTTCAAGAAGTAGTGTGTAGTGGGTGAGTTAATGATTCTTATCTTTTCAGGTCTTGGAGCAAGACGAATGTACCCCGACCAAGAGATGATGGAGAAGACCTTTGGAGGCTTCATCAATTCTTTGAGGCGACAGACGGACGTGAACTTTAGGCTTTTTCTTTCTTACCACGATCGACCTAAGATAAAAGTTGAGGACCAATTTATTGGATGGTGTTCAATGGCTCAAGAGTCTGATGCTGAAATGGCTTTTACGAGAGTCCCGCTAAAGAGGCCAAGCGCTGTGGATGAAGATATTCTTTATAAACTTGTCCCTTATGAGGATGGGGAAGATGACCTGAGCCGAAAGCTTGAGAACTCGGTGATTGAGGCCGTTCGATGGGCCTACGGGAAAGGGTTGATGGACTTTTGGCTTCTTCGGATGGACTCCGACGACCTGCTTGCAAGGGACACGATTGAGAGGATACACGGTCTTGAAAAAAGTGGAGCAAAGGCGGTCTACAATATGACTTGCCACATGTTTGATCTAAAGGAAAAAGAGATTGCGATTCATCGTTATCCGGAATCGACCACCTGCCACGCGCTGAAGTTTAAGATTGGTGAGGATAAAAAACTATTTCCCGATTGGTTTTATATGAACTACGATCACTCTTATTTTAAAAGTCGCGTGGCAAAGGATTTTATTCCATCGAAGAATCTTGATTTTGCTTACTGCATTCTCACCAACACGGGAAACAATCTTTCTGGAAGGTTGCCGATAGACAAGGAAAGATTTACTCAAAAGATTGTGGTTACTGATGAGTTGGTCGATAGATACGGCCTTGATTTATTGATGAAGGTTTAATGATGAATGGAAGAAGAACAATTTTTCACATCGATGATTTTAGCGACAGGCACTATCGCTGCGTCGAGGAGATGTTTGCCCTTAAAAAAAGATACCCGAAATTTAAGGCCACGCTTTTTGCGATCCCGTTTAAGACGAGCGAGGATCATCTCACAGAGATGAAGAAGCTTGACTGGGTGGAGTTGGCCGTGCACGGGTTCAAGCATAACTCAAACGATGAGATGCTGCTGCTTTCAAGGGACGAGATCCTCGGCTTTTTTTCTCGAATTGATTTTACGACCTTTATTAAAGGATTCAAGGCACCGGGATGGAGAATTAATAAGACAGGGATAGAGATATGTAATGAGTTGGGACTTTGGGTCGCGCTTCACAGGAAACATCTCCCCTCTCTTGCTCCGTTATGTTCTAACGGCTTCTATATCTATGGTAGAAGGTATGATGCGTGGCACAGCCACGCGGGGGACGCCGAAGATAATTGGGTGAAGAAAGATTTGCCGATGCTTTTGAAAAGGTGGCCCGTGGATCAAGAATTCATGTTCGTGTCGGAGGCGATAGAGAGATGATCGATATTTTGATGACGACGTACAACCGCGCCGAATTTTTAAGGAGGACCTTGAACAGCCTGTTTCAAAAGACGAGGGACATTCCTTACAGGCTCTTCATCGTTGACGATTGCTCGACGGACGAGACTCCGGAATACTTGTCTAAATTGAGCCACGAGAACCTCTGTCACGTTTCACTTAGCAAGAGGCGCCACGGGGTTCGGTATGGGTTCAATCTCCTGTGGTCAGAGGCCAAGTGGCACGACGCCTTCTACGAAGATTTTCCTTACCTCTGCTACTTTCAGGATGACGTGGAGATTTTGGAGGACGGGTGGCTTGGGACTCTTCTTGAAGCGTATGAGGAGTTAAAAGAAAAATATGACGTCGGGTTTTTTTCGGGATACGACTGCATCGAACACCCAACCATTGAGTCGGTCGACTGGAATGGTAGAAAGGTGCTCATAAAAACTTCTCAGGGTTTTCCCAACGTTGTGGCTGAGAAGAAGTTTTGGGAGTCGATAGGGCAGGTGCCGAGGTTCAACCCCGATGGTCATCCGATCGGATTTCCAAACGACGGGAAAGGATCGAACCTCGACGTCTGGTTTACAGGGTGTTACAGCAGATCGAGATTTGACAGGGGAGCGGCTTCCCTAAACTGCGGCTTTAATCAAAAGAAGAAGGTCATGGTTATTCCGATGATGAGGCATCTCGGGCAACTTGAAAATTCTACTTGGGATCCGAAGAGGATGATGGGGGAAGTGAGGTTGGTTAAATGACTGAAGTTTTTAAAAAAGTAATTTTAACATCCAACGTTAATGGCACCGTCTTTAAGATTGAGGGAGACGTCACCGACGTTAAGGCTACTCCCCGTGGCTCGATCCTCTTTGCAAAGGATCATTTTAAAAATAGAGACGATCTTGTGATTGCAGAGATAGGAGTTCAGTGCGGCCTTAACGCCGAGTATATATGGAATGAGCTTCACCCGAAGTTATTGGTCCTCATCGATTCATGGGACGCCTCAGGCGGGCAGATGAATAATCTTAATTTTGCTGAGACGTGGCACAGGTTACACGGCAAGAGAGAGATCATCTTTATCAAGGGGTGGTCGTTGGATGTTTCAAAAATCCTCGGCCTTCAGTTCGACTTCATCTACATCGACGGGGATCATGCGGAAGATATGGTTAGAGGGGATATACTGTCGTGGCTTCCGAAGGTCAAGTCTGCCGGGTTGATTGGAGGCCATGATTTCGATCACCCAGCCGGAGTGGCAAAGGCAGTTAATGGGGTGTTCGGGGAAAGAGTTATAACTCGTGTGAATGGATCAAAGTTAATTGGGGATGATTGGATGGTGCTGGTATGATCTTTGACTGCTTCCCATTTTTTAATGAGTTGGATCTGCTTGAAATCAGGATGCACGAGTTAGATGCGGTTGTCGACTACTTCGTTATTGCCGAGTCGGAAAAGACGCATCAAGGAAATGCGAAGCCGCTTTATTTTAAAGAGAATCGGGAAAGGTTCAAAGAATTTGATCATAAGATTATATTCGAAAGCGTGAAAGTTAAAGGAGATAATACATGGGAGAGAGAACATAGCCAGAGAAATCTGATCTCGTCTTTAATCAAGGATATAGCAAAGCCTGATGATATCGTGATTCTGTCGGACGCGGACGAAATACCGAGAGCCGAAAAAATTAGGGAGGCCATAAAAAATCATGATTTAAAAGATCCGGTGACCTTTGACCCATGGCTTTTCTACTACTATCTTAACGGCCTTGTAGCAAAAGATTATGAGTGTGGACCTGTCATGGGTTACTTTGGGCAGATCGTTGACCAATACGAAGGATTTCACAATTTTAAATGGCTGAACGGCCAGAGAAAATTTAAGGCGATAAATAACGGGGCGTGGCATTTTAGTTGGATAGGTGGGGCAGAGAAGATCAAGGAAAAAATAAAGTCGTGCGCTCATGTAGAATTGAATAACTCGAGTCTTCTGAGTGTTGGAAAAATAGAAGAAATCGTTGAAGGTGGAATTCACATCACCGAAAGATCAGTGGATAGAATCGTCAAATACGTTCGGATTGACGAAATGTTTCCAGAGTATCTTTTTAAGAACCAAGAATTATTTTCTAATTTAATTCACGGGGTAACTTGATGGAAGGAATTCATCCAAGTACAGTTTTTGGGAAGGGCACAAGAATCAGTCTTTATGTGGTGATTGAAGAGGGTTGTATTATCGGGGACGGTACTTTCCTGGGTGTTGGATGCGTATTGAGAGCAAATACAAAGATAGGAAAAAATTGCGTTATTGGTCATTACTGTATATTTGAAGGTGGCTGTATTTTAGGGGATAGAGTCACAATGGGGCCACATGCGATCATCACTCGGAATGCAATTGTTGAAGACGATGTTTTTATTGGGCCTCACTACCTTGGACTGAACGACAAAAAAGTCTGGCATGGCCGAGGTAAAGAAAAGGTGATTTTAATCCCGCCAATAATTAGGAGAGCCGCAAGAGTGGGGGCAAGTGCTCTTGTTATGCCGGGGATTGTTATAGGAGAAAATTCTTTGGTGGGTGCAGGTTCGGTTGTGACAAGGGACGTTGAACCAAGAACTATCGTCTGTGGAAATCCAGCTAAGTTAAAGGGGCGTGTTCCAGAAGAGGAGATATTGTAGATGAAGGCTATAGCTTTTTTTCAGAATGGGTTGGGAAACTTTATCCTCATGATGCCGAGCCTCGCGGCCGTCGCGTCGATGGTCGATGAAAAAAGGATTGACATCTGCACCGATGCAAGTTGGAAGGATTGCCGTAGGCCCGCGGTGGAACTGCTTTGTAAAAATTGGGGCGTCGTTGGAAAGTTTATCAACTACCCAAGCGATCGCCTTGATCCAAGAGATTATGAGATTTGGTACTTCACTCTCCACGGGGTTAACGGCTCAAACATCGTGAACGTCTTTAAAAATAATATGCGGAGAATCGTCCCTCGGCCAAGGTGGAGAGAATCGGGAATTCATGAGAGCGAATATTATGAGACGGTTGCTCGATCCATGGGATATGAGGGCG